GTTGCAAACGCAACAGATGCAGCAACAGCAATTGCTGGTCAAACATTAAGTCCTCACAAACTTGCTTCATACATGGATATATCTAAAATGTTATTAGCACAAACTAGTGGAAACATTGAGTCAGTGATAAGAGACGATATGAACAACGCAATTGCAGCAGTGTTAGAAGCAGCAATTTTAGGTGATGCAGACGGAACTGGTGCTCCAGTGGAAGGAGTATTCAATGCAGCAGGTCAATCGATTGCTGGTGGAACAATGACTCTTGCAAAGATACTAGAAATGGAATCTGATATTGCAACTAACAATGCTGAAGGAACTTGTTACATTACTTCACCAAAAGGTCGTGCTTTATTAAAGCAAATCGTTGGTGAGGCAGGTATCACTTCTACACAGACAGGTTATGGTGCTCAATTATGGACTCCTGGAAATACAATGAACGGGTATGATTGTAAAGCAACATCAAATATATCTGATGCTTGCACAGCAGGTGGTGCAGCAACATCAGGTGGTGCTGAATCAGGAATTGTGTTCGCACAGTGGAAAGATTTAGTAGTTGGACAATTTGGAACTGCACTTGATGTAGTTGTAGACCCATACTCTCAATCTATTAGTGGTGAAATTAGATTAGTAATTAACTCATTCTGGGATACAGCATTCAGAAGAGCAAATTCATTCTGTAAAGGTTCATTAGCATAATAAACACAGAATATTAACTATGAAAGGGGTGGTGGTCAAACTGCCACCCTTTTTTTTAATCAGAAATTACAATGGGAATATTTACACCTTTTACTTGGAATAACTTACCACAGATTGGATTGAGACGTGATGTGTTTGATGTTGCCAGAACAACTATTGTTTCACTTGCTGAAGCAAAAGCACATTTAAGGATATTACATTCAGATGACGATACTTATATCACATCTATAATCAACGCAGCACAACTTACTGCTGAATATTATTGTAACAATGATTTTACACCTTGTCAATGGACTTTTACTTGTGATTTATGGAATCAAACAATGAAATTACCTCACGGACAATGGTTCAAAATACAAAAAATTTCTTACTATGATGATAATGGAAGTTTGCAAACTTGGGCAAGCACTGAATACATTGTAGATTTGGACACAATGCCAAATAGAATAACACTGAGAGAAAACAAAACATATCCTAGTTTGAGAGATGGAGTTGCAAACATTTTTATCAACATGACTTCAGTAGGTGATGAGTTTGATAACGGATATACACAAGTAGCAAAACAAGCAGTTTTGATAATGCTCACAGATATGTATGAAAATAGACAATCAGTGGTAGTAGGTAGAATTGCTTCAAGTATTCCAAAGACGTCTCAATATTTACTTGATACACTCAAAATACAGACGTTATGAGTATAGCAGTGGGAATGATGGATAAAAAAGTCACACTATGGAAACGTAGTTCAACACAAGATGAGGACTATGGTGGATATAAATCAGTGGCATACAATCCGGAGGCATATTTTTACGCACATGTAATTTGGAAAACAGGTGAAATAAAAAACGAAGGAGAACAAATGCAACAAAATCAGGTCTGTGAATTTTATGTAAGAAACACCGGACCAGCAACAACAGCACTTGTATCAGATTATATTTTGTTTGATACTAGTAAATTTTACATCAGTTCTATTGATGTTATTGATGGTAGAAAAAAGTTTTTAAGATTAACTGCAATGCAGGTTCAAAAAGTAGATGCACAAGTATGAGTTCATTAAACATTACACGATTAGAAGGTTGGAAGGGAGTTCAAGCAGATTTGGCAAAATTACCATATCTAATTGATAAAAAAAAGTTTTTCATAGCAGTATTCAGAAAAGCAGGACGACACGTCAGAGACGCAGCAAGGGACTTTGCACCTATAAAAACCGGAAAATTGAAAAAATCTATAAAAGTATTTGTCACTGGACCAGGTAGAAAATATGGTTATGTTACAATAGGAGTAAAATTGAAAGGAAGTGAGAAGTGGGAAGGGGGTGCAAAATACGCACAACATATTGAATTTGGTTCACATGGAAAACAAGCAAATCCATTTATGAGAAACGGATGGAATTCAAGTAAAGGAACAGTGAAACAAGAAATGATTAATGGTGCAAAAGCAATAGTTGCACGAGCAATCAAAGGTTTATCAAAGGGCAAAAGGTATTACGAATTGAAAATAAAATAAAGTGAGTGTATCAATAGGTCAAACAATATATTATCTGTGTTCAACATACGCACCGATTAGTGCAGTGGTGGGTTCTAGGATATATCCAAACGTTGCTCCATTGAAAAACGCACAAACGTTTCCATACATCGTTTATCGACTAATTGGAACGGAAGCAACAAACACCAAAGGAAACGCAAGTGCAAACGCAGTTTTAACCGGTCCAAGTTATCAAAAATCAATTTTAGACATTTTAGATGTTCAGATAAGTATATTTGATACTAGTATGGCAAAGATTGCGGAGTTGTCTAAAAACGTCAGAAACGTGGTTGATAGGGGTGTCGGAAGTGGGTTCGAAGTAGGTGCAACAGGTCCAAAAATCGATTCTATTGTTTTTGATAATACCACAACGTTATATGAGGACGATATAACACCGGAAGGAGTTTGGCATGTGGTCCAAACGTATAAAATCAGAGTAATTAACGAAATATAAAAAATAAAATTATGCCTATAATAACACTATTGAAGGACTTGAAAGACAAAACCTTCACATACAAAGAAGGGACAAAAAGAAATGTTTCTTGGTCTTTTTACAGAGAACTTGAAGCAAAAGGATACTGCAACAAACACAAAATGGATAAAGTTAAGAAAGTAAAAAACGAGAATAAAGAACACAAAGTTGATACGAAAATAGAGAAATAATGGCAGATATAACAACAGTGAATAACATTACGGAATCAGGTCTTGGAAACTTAACGTTTTCAACGGCAACTGAATCAGGTGATAAATTCGAGAACAATGGGAAATATATGGTGGTAGTTAAAAATGCAGGTGAAGAAAGTGTTACAGTGACATTCACAGCACAAACAACTACATTTGTATCACCAACGTATGGAACTGCGTCAATTTCGAACAAAACATTAGTTATTGCTGGAGGCAGAACCGGTTATATTTGTTCATTACCTGTGAACGCATTTAATAATTCTGATGGAGACGTTGTAATGACTTATTCACAGGTTACAAATGTATCAGTAGCAATATGTAGTGTAAGTAATTAAAATAATTAATCAAAAATCAAAAAAAATTAAATCATGGCAACAGTAGGAATTATAAATGGAACAAAATTCGGTGTGTATGATGGAGGAACTTTGGTTGCTTATGCAACTTCAGGTAGTTTATCTATTAATCACAATGCAAGAGAAACATCAAACAAAGAATCAGGTGGATACAAAGAAATACTTGAAGGACAAAGAGATTGGGAAATTTCTTGTGAAGGTATGGTAGCATTTGATGGTGGTGCAACTAAAAGTATCGATGAACTATTCACATCGTATATCGCAACTAGAGCAAGTTTAACAGTGTCTTTTGAATCTTCTGAATCAGGAGACAAGAAATGGTCTGGGACTGCTTTTTTAACAAGTATCTCACTAGATGCTCCAAATGAAGAATCAACAACTTATAGTTGTTCATTTGCAGGAACTGGAGCATTAACAATGGCATCATCGTAATATGACATCAGGAATAGTCAATGGAACAGCATTTAGTGTTAATCTGAAATCGTCATCATACAAGATGATAGGGTTTTCAACGTCTTGTTCAATCAGTATATCACAAGAATCACGACCAACTACCACTGCGGCAACAGGTATTTGGAACACCAAAACATCCGGTTATAAGGATTGGGAGGTGTCTTGTGACGGATTGGTTGCAATGAGTGGAACAAATGAAGTTTGGCACGAAATTTTTGAAAATTTCCTTGACGATTCTTATGGTTCATATAAACCTGTGTTTGAGTTAAAATTTATGACCACTGGAGCTGGTGCGTCCGGTGATAGATTTTTCTATGGAAGTGCTCTGATATCGAGTTTTTCTATGGAAGCACCAATGGAGGAAAGTGCAACTTTTTCAGTGAGTTTTGTGGGCAATGGTCCATTAGAACTACTGACAGTGCCTTAATATGAGAGGAACACTGGTAATTATCATTTCGTATGGTTTTTACCAGTGGGAATCTCTTTAATTTAATTGTTTAATCAAATCATACGAAAATGAAATACGAAATTGTAACACTAGGAAAAAAAGATTTACCAATGTATTTCGGTTTTAATGCATTAAGAAAATATTGCAGAGCAACCGGAACTTCATTGAACGAGTTATCAAATTTAGGAAACAACATGTCTCTTGATGATATTGTAGAATTAATATATCACGGAACACAAGAAGGACACAGGAGAGCAGGAGTAAAATTTGATATGGTATCAGATGATATTGCTGATATGCTTGATGGAGACCAAGAGGGAATGAATGAAGCATTAAAGTTATTTGCTGAACACATGGGGAATACTTTTGGTAATGAAGAAGGTGAAAAGAAGGGAAACGGAAAAAAGCAGAACCCCAAGAAGTCATAGAACTTACTTGGGACTATGTGGAAAAATGTGGATTGGGACAACTAGGATACACTGTAAGTGAGTTGTATTCAATGACACCAAAAATGTTCTACAATGCTCAAAAAGGTTTGTTCGAAATGAATCAAATTCAGGAGCAAGGACACTGGGAACGAGCACGATGGATGGCATGTGTAATTACCAATCCTCACGTGAAAAAGAACTTGAAACCCAAAGATTTGACCACGTTTCCATGGGATAAAAAAAGGAGGACTAAAAAAAATGTTGATGAAATTTATAAAGAAGCAGAATTGTTCAAAAAAATAACTGAAAAGAAAATGGCAAAAGGATACGGAAAGAAAAAAGGTGGTAAAATAAAGAAATAACACATGGCAAGTAATTTAACTTCAATGAACATCATTCTTGGTGTTGTCAATAAAGGTCTTTACAAAGGACTAAAACAGGCATCAGCAAGAGTAATGGCATTTGGTGCAAAAATGAAGGCAGTAGGTGCTGGAATAACTTCATCATTCACTATGCCTTTTGCGTTAGTTGCAGGAGCATCAGTGAAAATGGCAATGGATTTTGAGAAATCAATGACCAAAATTCAAACACTTGTGTTAGGTTCTGCCGAACACATGGACGCATATGCCGATTCAGTTAAAAAAATATCCAGTGTAACAGCAGTATCTGCCACTGAAACTGCCGATGGTCTTTATTTCTTAACCTCTGCAGGATTGAGAGGTGTTAATGCACTAGAGACACTTACAACAGTGAATAAAGGTGTTGCAATAGGACTAGGTGAATCAACAGACCTTGCAAAAGTTGCTGCCGCAGCACAGAATGCTTATGGAGTAGAAACGATAAGTGCCACTGAA